CAGGCTCAGAATATTACCCCTGCAAAGACAAACCAGTCGGAGCTATTATGGTTTCCAATGACGCTAATGATTTGCAGGTGTTTGCGATGTTCTGGAGAATGGATGACTGTATAGTGACAGCCAGGCATTGTGCTGACGTCCTTAGCCAGACCACGGCTAGAGTTTATCTAGCTAAGACTAGACCCACCAAAAGAAAGAACTTTGAAGTGGATGTTAAGTCGGTTTGGCGGTGCCCTGAAGATTTCTTCGACCCAATGCACAACGTCATCGATGAACTGTGTGTCGACGTTTACGTCAGACCGGTACTCGCTGATGATTGGTCGAAGATAGGCGTCAGCAAAGCAGTAGTTAAGCTACCATCGCTGTACGAACAGCAGATACAAGCGGTCGGTTTTACCGAAGGTGGACTTCTAGTCTCATCTTCAGGCAAGACGATTCGTGATAGTGGGATGCACTTGTTGCATCACACCGCCAGCACCCAAAGAGGTTACTCGGGTTCACCCATCTTCTGTGGCTCCAGTGTTGTCGGAATGCATATAGCATCCGATAAGAAACACAACATAGCCATTAGACGTGAGTGGATACAGTACCTCATGGACGAGTGTAGCCTCAGTGAGAGTAAGAAGAATAACAAATACTACACATATGCTGATGCAGCCTACAAGGAAAATTATCGCCAGAACAAGTGGCGAGGCGGCATCTTCAAAATCGGACAACAGTCCAGATTTGGTAAGTACGCTATCGAACTTCACAATGGCGAATGCACTTATGGCTGGACCATCAACGAATTAGCCGAAGCGTTTGGCAAATATGACGACTTGGAAAGGAATTGCGATTACATAGAAGATATGATATGGGACCAAAGAAAGAAGACGGGAGCTCGAGTCAACTTTAAAGACGAGAACAAACCTCTTCCGGCCCCAAAGAAGAGGAAAAATGTGCGCAACACAGTTACCGACAATTTCGACAGAAGTGACGGACACAAGGTTATACACGCCCCTAAGCAAGCAACCAAACAACCCGAAATACTTAAGGTGTTAGGGGGTATGGATGCTAGTCTTGATCAGTGCGGGTATGAACCAGGTGCTTACGTCTTTTCTGACATGAGTTCGGAGACTGAGACCAATTCCTTAGTCGCTCATTTGAGCATTTTCAATAAAACATTGGCAGACATGACTGATAACCCAACCGAAACACAACTGGACAGAGCCGCAGCTCTAGTAGCTAACATGTGTGACAAAGGTAAGTTTTCTCCCCCCACTAACTACAAGAGTGTGGAAGGAGTTTTCGAAATAATAAACTCATCAATAGTCAACCCTACTAAAGCTTCCGGTTTCCCGCACGTTGAAATGGGTATGCCGACCAACGCTCAAGTGTTAAACCACTACGGCGAGAAAGGTTTCGCTCAATATGTCATCAATGAATGGGACTCCCCTATGCAGCTACGCTGGGTTTTAAAAGAAGGAGCAGACAAAGCTAATAAAGTCGAACAAGGCAGACCCCGAGGTATCGTGGGTATGCCGGTACACAAATTGGCGAAACATGCTAGCTTATTTTCCAACCTTACGTCAGCTTACATCGAAAATTGGAGAGACATGCCGGTGAAATACGGTTATTCCCCTGGTAACCCAGGGGATATTGCGAATCTCAAATCTGCCCTACCCGGCGAGGTGTGGGAAAGTGATAAAAGTACATGGGACTTTACTGTCAAGAACTGGCACTTTGAGGCTTTGATTAAACTTATACAGAAACTGGCTATTAAACCATACGGCATGACCGATGACCAGTTCGATGAGTATCTCAACGTCGAAGTGCCTAACGCTGTCAGAGAGGTCAGCATGGGATGTGAGTACAGAACCTCAGACGGTACTGTCTTCAAGCAGAAGATCGGTGGCATCATGAAAAGTGGATGGTTTTTAACCATTTTTGCTAACAGCAATATGCAAATACTGCACCACGTTATGATCATGATGAAACTAGGTTATTCCGATGATGACATACTGTCTAAAAGCATCGTAGCCGGTGGCGATGATGTGAATCAGGAACCAGCTCATGATTCTATCGAGGAGTATGTCAAGTGTAGCAAAGCGCTTGGTGTGCCTATGGAAATAAAACATTGCCGAGCTTTGGAACAATCTGAATTCTTCAGTTCAGACCTCAGACTCGATAAACAAAACAGATGGCAATTTTTCCCCAAAAGGTTCTCCAAGCACGTTGAACACTTGTCTACTATTAAATTAGATAACTTAGCCAGTGCGCTGTCCAATTACATGGGCGACCACAGGCATTCCCCTGAGAAGTACAACTTCTTTCTCGACGTTTTTCATAAACTCAGGGAGGACCACCCAGGTTCCTTCCCTCTCCAGTTTGTGAAAAGCAGACAGACCTTGCTCGCCTCCCAATACGGCTACTCTATGTAGTTAGGGAGGTTTTTGGACCGGATAAGTCCTTAAACTGCCCACCCCCCTGGGGGTGTACCTGTTAGGTGGTTGGTGGCGTAAAAACATGAGAATAAACGATAAACAGAAAGCTTACTATCTGAGGAAGTATCCTAAAAAGGATGCAGCCCCAGCGGTAGACCAACCGCAGCCAGTAGCTATGGACATTACCGTTAACCCTGAGGGGCCCGGTACGGACACATCAGTTCTTAACTCGATGGCGTCCTTTATGCCTGAAGCCGCTGGCAACTATATAGGTCCAGGATGGAGTGATGGAAAATTTCAGTCCAGCGTAGAATGGGGTTCTTCTGAACCCCAGTCTGAGCTCGACTTGGAAGCTTACTACCATGATTCAGCTTATAAGAAATTCAGCGATGAAGCCCATAGACAGGCTGCAGACTCAATATTCGCCGACAACGCGGCCAGGATTAAAGGAGAATTACCTCCCCTGGCAAGAACAGCCGTTAGTCAAGGCAATATGTTGAGTAGATCCGTGACCAGGACCACAAGAAACGTGGCTTCTGGGGCCGCATTGGCTGGTGTTCCAGGAGCCATAATAGGCCTGGTGTACACCGGTTTGCAGAATCTGGCAATGGCGAACGACTTGCTTCCTGGCAAGACGCGTGATAACCTACGAAAAGAGGTGCTAGACTACTATGCTAGTGATCCGAATGCGCGATCTAATAACTACGTCACCAAACCTAGTAGTAAAACTTCAGCTAAGGATGCCGGTGGGTCCAAGCCGCCAGTACTGCGTCGAACGGAGGTCCATGAGCCGACCAAGACCATAGCACAATTAGTGAAGCCAGTCAGCGGCCTGTCTGCTCTCATCAAGAAACGTAGAAATAAAAATGGTGCTTCTAAACAAGTAGTACTCACTCCCGTCAAGCGGAAAACAAACCGCGTAAGACGTAAAAATAAACAAAATAAAAAGAAGAGAAGGCGGTAGGTGGCGTAAAATAACATTTACAACACATTCAACTGCATCATAAAATGGTTTCCAAAAAGAAGCCCACCAAACCAAAAACTAAACAGAATAGAACGGCTTTCGGAGCGGTCTCTCGAATTAACACAGCGCCAGTTGCTGTTGGTAACTCGATACGAGGAAGTAAACCTCGCATCACGCAGAGTGTCAACGGCTGTCGCGTCGTTGGTCGTGATTTCGCATTTTCTCTTAGTGGTACATCTTCTAGCATCGTCGAGTGGGAGCTCATCGGTGGTATGCCCTTAACTCCCTGTGCTTTTCCTAGTACAGTTCTGCGCAATTATTGCCAGATGTATGCGGATTTTAAAGTCAACACAGTAACAGCGCATTACATCACCAGCAGCCCTACTAGTCAGGCGGGAGACATACTTTTCTATTTCGAACCAAAGCGCATAGCACCAATGGTTGATTATTCAAATTCTAGCTTTTTACCTTTCGTTCTGTCTGACAGCAACACCATAATTGGACCGCAGTGGACTAACCACACAGCCCTAATTCAGCCCAACCCTGAGTGGAAGACTACCTTATACGGTAATTCCACCGACCTGAACGAGGAGAGCTCTGGTAGTATATATTTGTTTTCAAAAACGAATTCAGCGAATTCACCAGGTTACGTGTTGTTAGATTACGATATAACATTCAAGAATTTGGCTTTGAACCCTAGGTTTGGGATTCTCCCTGTGGCAAGAGCTCAGACTAGCTTTATGTGTCTGACTAACAGCTCATTACCAGCAGTGGGGACATCAGCCTTCTTTACTTACGTCACAGGAAAGACTATTTCAGGCAGTACTTCCAGTCTTCCTCCCGGGGCGGTGCCCGGAGACGTGTATAAACTAGTTATGCAAATCACCGCTTCCACGCTCGTGAATCCGGCGTGGACCGGCACGGCCACGGCGCCGACAGTCAGTAACCTGCTACAGTATCAAGATGACTCTCCCATCGTTTTAGATGACGGGACGACTTTCTATGCTCTACTCACTAGCACTAATACTATTAAACTGTTCAGCACCATAGACCAAGCC